GAATTCATTGACAAGTACAAGGATGTCAGCAACTTTGAGGTGTACGGCAACACAGGTTTCGTATATCAGTACTTGTATAAAGAGTTTCCACACGAAGTGGAGTACGATTTCTCCCGTCTGCGTGTAGCCTTCTTGGATATTGAGACTTCTTGTGACGGCGGATTCCCGTCTGTGGATTCGCCCACCGAACGCATCATTGCCATCACGCTGACTGTGGGCAAGAACACCTATGTGCTTGGGCTTGGAGACTTCTCTCTTGAAGGCGTGGAAGCAGAGTGCTTTGCAGACGAAGAAAGCCTGCTGCGACGATTCGTGGAGATTTGGAAGCACGAAGACCCTGACATTGTGACAGGATGGAATATTCGCTTCTTTGATATTCCGTACTTGGTGGCTCGCATGAATTGGATTGCTGAAGAGTGGGGCAATGCCCTGTCACCGTGGGGGCGGTTGCGTGAAATGACCGTGAATCGAATGGGACGCGACCAAAAGGTGTTTACCATTGCAGGCATTTCCACCCTTGACTATTTGGAACTGTACATGAAATTCACCTATGTCAAGCAGGAGTCGTACTCCCTGAACCATGTGTGTTCGGTTGAACTGGGTGAGGAAAAGGTTTCGTATAACGAGTACGACACCCTTCAGGAGTTCTACACACAGAACTTTCAAAAGTTCATGGAGTACAACTACAAGGATGTGGAACTGGTTGCCAAACTGGAAGAGAAACTAAAACTGCTTGATCTTGCTGTGGCACTAGCGTATTCTGCCCGTGTAAACTTTGAAGATGTGTTTTCTCAAGTCCGTACATGGGATGCCATTATTCACCATCACTTGATGAGCAAGGGCATGGTGGTTCCGCAGAAGCGTGAAGCAGAAAAGAAGGAACAGTACGCGGGTGCGTATGTGAAAGACCCCCTTGTGGGAATGCACGATTGGGTGGTTAGTTTTGACTTGAACTCTCTGTATCCCCACCTTATCATGCAGTACAATATTTCACCTGAAACCAAAGACACCAATCCCATATGGAAGCGAAATCTGGTTTCGCCTGATTCCATCTTGAGCAGGAATCGTGGTGAAGTGGTCAAGACATTTATTGATCCTGCTGAATACTTGAACGATGCCAAGACGCACAATCTGTCGGTTGCAGCAAACGGCGTAGCGTTCCGCAAGGATCGTCACGGCTTCCTGCCTGAACTCATGGAAATCATGTACGAGGAACGCAAGCGGTACAAGGAACTCATGTTGGGCAAGCAGAAGGAATTGGAAGCACTTCCGCCTGATGCTCCCGCAAGCAAGCGCAAAGCCATTGAGTACGAGATTTCCAAGTACAAGAACTTTCAGATGGTGCGAAAGATTCAGTTGAACTCCGCATACGGAGCCATCGGAAACGAGTACTTCCGTTTCTTTGATGTGGCACTTGCAGAGGCTATCACCCTGTCAGGGCAGTTGAGTATTCAATGGATCGGCGAAGCACTCAATCGGTATCTAAACAAACTGTTCAAGACCACAGGCGAAGACTATGTGATTGCCAGCGATACCGATTCCGTGTATCTGAAACTTGGTCAGGCAGTACGGCAAGGCTTCAAGACTGAACCCGAACCCGAAAAGGTTGTGCCGTTCTTGGACAAGTTCTGTGAGCGTGTGCTGCAACCGTTCATTGACAAGGAGTTTGCAGAGTTGGCTAGCGTGACCAATGCGTATGCCAACAAGATGTTCATGGGGCGAGAGGTAATTGCACAGAAGGGCGTGTGGACTGCCAAGAAGCGGTATATGTTGTCGGTGTGGAACAGCGAAGGCGTGCAGTACAAGACTCCCAAGTTCAAGATCATGGGTATTGAAACCACGCGGTCTAGCACTCCTGCGTTTGTGCGTAAGGTGCTGAAGACTGCAATTGAAATGGTGCTGCTAAAGGACGAGTCCACGCTACAGGATTTTGTGAAAACTACCCGTGAAAAATTCAAGGCATTGCCCCCTGAATCAATGGCATTCCCCCGTTCAGTAAACGGAATGGGTCAATACAAGGACTCACAAACCGTATATCGTAAATCCACACCTATTGCGGTCAAGGCTGCACTGCTCCACAACCACTTGGTGCGGAAGCACAAGTTGGACAAGAAGTACAGGATTATTGGTGAGGGAGAAAAGATTAAGTTTATCTATTTGAAGACTCCCAATCCTATACACGAGCATGTGATTGGTTTCACGAATTCCTTGCCCGCAGAATTTGAACTAACAAAATATGTGGACTGGCAAATGCAATTTGACAAATCGTTTATTGAACCGCTCCGCAGTATTACAAATGCTGTGGGATGGAAAACTGAACAACAGAATACTTTAGGCTCGCTTTTCGTTTGATTCGTTGATAGATACTGTGCTCTACTATAACCCCTTACAATGGAGATTTACAAATGGCAACACTAATTTTGAAGATGCGTAGCGGTGAAGAGATTATTGCAAAGGTGACTGAAAAGTTTACTGGTGAGAACATTACTGGATATCATCTAAAGAATCCGTGCATGTTGATTCCTGTTCCCGGTCGCAACGGTCAGGGTGCTAGCCTTGCCATCGTGCCGTGGATGGCTTCGGTCAAGCAGGATCAGGGTTTTGAAATTCCCAAGGATGCCGTGCTGTTTACCGCAGAACCAATGGACGATCTAGCCAACGAGTTCAGCAGTGCTTTTGGTTCAGGACTCGTGATTCCTAGCAAGGAGATGGCGGTTCCCTCGCTCAAGTTGACTACTTGAGATGGCAATTCTTGATTTAAATAAGCAGTACCTTTGCAACCTCCTTCGTGAGAGGAAGGAGTGGTTGCAAAGTGAAGTAAAGAGATTGATGCTTGACAAAGCGTCGTCTTCTGTTATGATTGAGCAGTACATCGGTGAGATGGAAACCATTGACACACAACGAAAGGCATTAGGCAAATGAATCTAAAGGACATTCTAAAGGCATCAGGCAACAAGTACGGCAAGATTGCAATTGAAGGGCTGGACGGCAGCGACACCCAATCGTACATTTCCACAGGCTCGTATTCGTTCAACGCTTTGGTGAGTGGTTCGCTGTACGGTGGTCTGCCTGACAACAAGATTGTAGCCCTTGCAGGCGAGCAAGCCACAGGCAAGACCTACTTTGCCCTGAATGTGGTTCGTGAGTTCCTGAATGTAGACGAGTCTAGCATGGTGATATACTTTGATTCCGAGCAGTCCATCACTAGCGAAATGCTAGAGTCTCGTGGCATTGATCGGCAGCGGGTTGCGGTTCTGCCTGTGGCTACTGTGGAAGAGTTCCGTCACCAGTGCATTTCAGCCATTGACAAGTATTTGGAAACCGATGAAGCCAAGCGTCCACGCATGATGATTGTGCTGGATTCGCTAGGCATGTTGAGCACCGAAAAGGAAATGAACGACACCGCAGAAGGCAAGAACACCCGTGACATGACCCGTGCACAGGTGGTCAAGGCTGCGTTTCGTGTGCTTACCATCAAGTTGGGGCACGCTCGTATTCCCATGATTATGACCAACCACACCTACGATGTGGTGGGTGCGTATGTGCCAACCAAGGAAATGGGTGGCGGTGCAGGACTAAAGTACGCTGCCTCCACCATTATCTACCTGTCCAAGAAGAAGGACAAGGTGGACAATGAAGTGGTGGGCAACATCATCCATTGCAAGACCTACAAGAGTCGCAAGACCAAGGAAAACAAGATGGTGGATGTGCAGTTGAACTTTGATACGGGGCTGAATCCGTATTACGGGCTGCTAGACATTGCCATCAAGTACGATATTTTCAAGAAGGTGTCCACCAAGGTTGATGTGGGTGGTGGCAAGACTGCATTTGAATCGCAGATCATCAAGAATCCTGAAAAGTATTTTACCAAGGAAGTCATGGACAAGTTGGAGGTTGCGGTTGCCAAGGAGTTCTGCTACGGCAAGGACGAACCACAGCCTGTGAGCGAAACCGATACGGAGGAATAAATGAGTACGATTGAACAAACAGTTATTGCAGGACTCATCAACAACGAAGAGTTCTGCAAGAAGACTGTGCCATTCCTTCAAGAAGAGTACTTTGCCAATCGCTCTGATCGTGCGGTGTTTCGTGAGATCAAGGGATTCATTGAGAAGTATAAGGGGGTTCCCTCCAAGGAAGCCCTCCTTATCTCTTTGGAAGGCGACAAGGCTCTTACCGAAGACGAGATCAAGCGGTGCAGGGAAACTGTGGACGCGGTGTGCAGAAGCGAAAAGCAAGACACCCAATGGCTATTGGACACCACAGAAAAGTTCTGCAAGGACAAAGCCATCTACAATGCCATTCTTGAATCCATTCATATTATTGATGGCAAGGACAAGGTGCGTACACCCAATGCTCTGCCTGACATTTTGAGCAAGGCACTTGCGGTTTCGTTTGACACAAATATTGGTCACGATTACCTTGAGAACTACGAGCAGCGTTACGAAGTGCTGCATCGTGAAGAAGACAAGATTCCGTTTGACTTGGAAATGTTCAACTTGATTACCAAGGGTGGTGTGGCTCCCAAGACTTTCAATGTGGTCATGGCAGGCACAGGCGTGGGTAAGTCGCTGTTCATGTGTCACCACGCAGCGTGTTGTCTCATGCAGAACAAGAATGTGCTGTACATCACGCTGGAAATGGCAGAAGAGCGTATTGCAGAACGCATTGACGCAAACATCATGGACATCACGATGGACGAACTCCACGATCTGCCTCTTGATATGTACGAGAAGCGGTTGCAAGCGTCCACGCGGGGTGTGAACGGCAAACTTATCATCAAGGAGTATCCCACTTCGGTGGCTAATGCCAACCATTTCCGTGTGCTGATGGATGAACTAAAACTCAAGAAGGGATTCACCCCTGATATTGTGTTTATTGATTACATCAACATCTGCTCGTCTGCTCGCCTCAAGAGCGGTGGCAACAATGTGAATTCGTACAGTTACATCAAGGCTATTGCAGAAGAGTTGCGTGGGCTTGCAATGGAACGAAATGTGCCCATCTTTACAGCCACACAGGTGAACCGTTCAGGATTTTCATCCAGTGATGTGGAACTCACCGATACTTCAGAGTCGTTTGGTCTGCCCCATACCGCAGACTTTATGGCAGCACTTATTACAACTGAAGAATTGGAAAAGGCAGGGCAGATCATGGTGAAGCAGTTAAAGAACCGCTACAACACCAAGGCTGCAAACAAGAAGTTTATTGTGGGCTTGAACTACGCCAAGATGAAGTTTTACGATGTCAAGAAGGAAGAGTTTGAAGACCTGACTGATGCCAAGAGCACCAAGGAAGAAGGATTTGGAAGTGGTTACGGCAAGAAGGAGTTTGCCAAGAAGTTTGGCAGCAAGGACGCAAGCGACTGGAATTTCTAAATGAGTATTCTGACAGACAAGAAATACATTAACTTGGTGTCTCCACAACTTCAGAAGTTTAAGTGGAAGGGTGCTGATCTTGCAAACTGTCGGTGTCCCCTTTGCGGAGACTCACAAAAGAACAAGAACAAGGCTCGTGGTTTTTTCTTTCCCAAGAAGAACGACTTTTACTACAAGTGCCACAACTGTGGTATTGGACACACCGTCTACAAGTTCTTGGAGATTATAGCCCCTGTGCTGTGTCGTGAATACGCACTTGAGCGGTGGCGTAACGGTGAGAACGGGCATTCTAACTATCCAAAGCCTGATGAAACCGCAATCATCAAACCCAAAATAAACATTACACTTCCGCGTATTTCAGACCTGCCATCCGATCACGCTGCTCGCGTGTATTGTGAAGGGCGAAAGATACCGTGCCCTGAACGGTTCTATTTTTGCGAAGGGTTTGGAGACTGGGTGCGTGGCATTGATCCTACATATACCACCGTCCCCAATGACGAGCGTATCGTCATCCCGTTCTTTAACAAGAGCGGTGAACTGTTGGGAGTACAAGGTCGAGCAGTTGGAGGCTCAAAGAACGCCATACGGTACATTACTGTGAAATTTGTCAAGGACGGCAGAATGTTTTTCGGAGGCGATACTGTTGACTACTCACAACGAGTTTACGCTACTGAAGGCCCGATTGACTCTGTATTTTTGGATAACGGCATTGCTTTCGCTGGCAGTGAGTTGGGAGATGTGGTTAAGCGTTTCAATGATGTGGTTGTTGTTTTGGA